CTTCCTCGAAAAGATTGTAAATTTTCTCAAGGGGCTGGGCCTCAAAATCGACTAAGTGGGAATCATCTCCGCCATCTTGCAGATTATTGCGAAGATCCTTGGTTTGCTCCCAAACAGAAGTGAGATCGAGGATTCATCCAATCGCGCTGAATGGAAGCGGAATAACGAAGCCATTGACTCTGATCTTAACTGTGATGCTTGGTGGGTGCGTAACGACTCAGCCAATCGCAAGAACTAACGGGAACGTGGAGAGATTGATGAAGATGCCGGAATACAAGGAAGTCAGGGAATCCTCCCCTCAGATTAAGCGATGGGCTTCCGAGGCTTTGCATTCGGTGAATGATCTTGAATACGAGGCGAGAAGCAAATGATGGAACGCACTGATCTTTACAAGGCAGTTCTGGACGATCTTAAAGCCCGTAGCGGCTGGGAGGAGCGGCAGAGGATTTGGTATGAGATGCGGCATTCGGGACTCCGCCGGAAAAAGAAATTGCCTTGGCAGGCTGATCTTCACTATCCGCTTGCTGATTCAATCATCAACAAGCTCAAGCCTTTTTATTATCAGCAGGTTTTTTCCAATGAAGTGATTGCTTCTTTTGTTCCCTCCACGCCTCAGACCGATGGAATCACGCAGGGAATCTCCCGTTGGTTTGATTACTGCATCAAGCAGGAAAGTAATTTTGAGAGCGAGATTCTAACAGCGATTGACCATACCCTGATGAGCGGGTTGAACCTTCTCAAGATTGCTTGGGACGAGGACACGAAGTCCATGCGCTTTGATTCGGTTGACCCCGTATTTGCCATCGTTCCTCATTACACCCGTGACATCCGTAGTTGTGATCGCCTCTGCCATGTCATCCAACTCAGCCTGAATCAATATAAAGCAAACAAGCTCTATAATCAGGACGAGGAATTGATCCGCAAGATCAAGGGCAGGACAGGCGAGGGAACCCGTCTTTCCACGCTTGAGAATACGAAGTTCCGGCGCGAGGGAATCACCGTAGGGGCCGAAGAGGATCAGGTTATTGTTTGGGAGGTTTATGAGAGGGATGAGGAGGGCAAAATCTTTGTTCACACCTTCAGCCCTCTTGCTCCCGAAGATGACATCCGGCCTTCGTTTGAGTTGCCCTATAAGCATGGTCAGATGCCTTTCGTTCCGTTTGTGATGGAGATTAAGGATAAAGGCGTTTATTCGAGTCGGGGAATCTGCGAGATCGTGGCTCCTTTCGAGAGCTATATGTGCAAGCTGATGAACGAGAAGGCCGATGCGATGACCCTCTATAATCGCCCTCTCTTCCGTTGCGAGCAGGACATTCCCAACTCCAACAATCTGAAGTTTGGCCCTGCTACGATTCTGCCCGTGGGCGTGTCTCCCGTAACCATGCCTCAACCTCCGATCAGCTTTGACCAAGAGATGATTAACCAACGAATGATTTCGGAGTACCTGACTTCCATGCCTGACTTTGGTATGGGCCAAAATCAGGGAATGAAGAATGCCCGTACTGCCACCGAGATTTCCCAGATCGGGGCTCTCATGGGCCAATCCACGGATCTTCGGGCTAGGATTTTCCGAATCTCGCTAGGCTACGTCTATCGGCAGGCCTACTCGGTTCTTTGCCAGTTTGGGAAGAAATCCCTTTCTTATTATTTTAATCAGGCCTTTGGAACCATCCCGCCGGAAGCTTTGCAGGTTGAATATGCGATTCATCCAAGCGGAAGCGCAGATGGCATCAACAAGGCCGTTCAGTACCAGAAAGCTTTCAGCCGGATGCAACTATTGGCTGGGAATCCTTTTGTGGATCAGCCCTCATTGGTTCGCTCGGTTCTTGAAATTGATGATCCGGCCTTGGTCGGTAAACTCCTCACTGATCCTAACCTTCGTGGGCAGGACGAGAAGGAGGAGCAGGCCAAGGAGAATCTTATCATGGAAAGCGGCTATCCTGTTGCGGTTAAGCCTCAGGATGACCATAAGGCCCATATCGAGGTTCTACTTGGCCGGATTCAGCTTCTTACCCAGCAGGGCGGCGGATCTCAGCAGTCGCAACAACTATATGCCCAACATCTTGAAGGCCATCTCCAAGGCCTAGGTCAAACGGACAAGAACTCCGAGAGGCAAATTCGGGCCATGCTTAGAAAGCAGGCTCAGGATATGCAGAGCCAGATGCAGAATCAGGCCCAGCCTCAGGAGGGGATGACATCAACCCAAACCATGCCTCAGGGCTAAATAGTGTAACAAGCATTTATATGTTGCATAAATTAAAACTCGTCTTACGCCTCTGGAAAGAGCTTGGAGAAGCCTCGGTTGACTGGAAGCAGTCGGACACGGCCAATACCAAGTTGTTCTTTGATTCCGTCTCCGGCAAGCGGTTCATCACCTGTCTGCGAAATGCGGCCACTCGTAAGGATATTAACGCAGTTTTCAAAGGCGGCGGATTGTTTGAATCCGGCAAGGCGGTTGGATTTCGGGAAGCACTGGTCTTTATCGAATGGCTGGCTTCCGCCGAGATTGAAGAATTTAACGAGGAATCGGAGCCTGAGGCCGTCTCTGAACTCCTCGAAAAACTACGGCCTTAAACTTAACGGGAAGGATACCTGACAAACCATGATTGAGGAGAGCAACATCGGAGTCGAGCAGGCTGTGGAGCCTTCTGACTCCCTCAAGGTTGAATCGGTGAACGAGGAGATGATTCGTGAGCTTGCGGCGCAGGCTGACGGAGTTCCTTACAAACCGAAGGCGGAATCGTCTGCCATCGCCAAGCAGAGCCAAGAGGCCTCGGAAAAACCAGAAAACAAGGAGGAGGAGAAGGGCTCGGATGAGCCAGTCGAATCCCCCAAAGAAACAAAACAAGAAGATTCAAAAGCAGAATCGAGTGATTCTGAAAAGTCTCTCAACGCCTCCGAAACCTCGGATAAGCCTGAAATTAAGGATACCAAGAGGGCAAAGGAAGAGGCTCGCTTGGCTGATAGCTGGAAGAAGCTGGAAGCCGAAAAAGCGCAAGTTCGCGCTATTCAGGCGGAGTTCCAAAGGAAGATCGAAGAAGCTGAGAAGGCCTCCGATCCCACAAGCCCTGCGAAACCTGAAGAGCTTCGCAAGTTTGCTCGTGAGTGGGAGGAAGAGGGCAAGGATGATCTTGCGAAAGCCGCTCGTGTTCAGGCTGAAAAGCTTGAGGAAAAGCTCAAGAGAGATGCGGAACGTGGTGAGCGCAGGATCAAGGAGTTTAACGAAACTTGGAGCTCAAGCGTCAATCGCATGATCTCTGAGAATCCTGAACTCAAAGATGAGTCATCCGATCTTGGCAAGAGGGTTATCTCTCTTCTCAAGAGCGAGGATGCTGAATTGCGTAATCTCATCAATGCCACGCCTAACGGATTCGTCTATGCCACTCAGATTGCAAAAATGCAAAAGGCGGCGGAGGCTTCGGAAGCGTTGAGGACTGAAATTGAATCTTTAAGAAAAGAAAACGGGGAACTTCGGAAAAAGACCTCGCTATCTGCAAGTGGAAGCCAAAAGCCTGCCAAGCGGAAATCCTTCGATGAGATGGATTCCCGTCAGCAGGAAGCCTTCCTTCGCAGTATGGCCGTGGATTCTGATGCCGGAGTCCTCATAGGAGATTAAAAATCATGGCTACTATGACTCGCTCCAACCCTGCATCTCTCGGAAGCTATTTTCAGGCTTACCTGAGCAAGCAGTTGGTTGATCGTATTAAAGAAACACTCAAACTAAACGACTACGCCCAACAGGTTGACCTGCCTAAGAACATCGGAAGCAATTCCGTTAAGTTCTTCCAGTACGACACCGTTCCGGCTTCGTCCAACGTCCAGACCCTCACCGAAGGAACGCCGATCAGCACCTTCCGTGAAGTTGGATTGAATAGCGTCTCTGTCTCGCTTACCCAATATGGGGAAGCTGTAAAGATCAGCGATGTTCTTTCCATGACCAGCCTCTTTGACGTTCTCAAAGAAGCGGTTGGCGCAATGGGCGAGGAAGCGGCGTTAAAATCCGATGACCTTAGCCGCGATCAGTTGGTGACTGGAACTGACGTTGGTGGCAATTCCACCACGATCCGTTACGGACAAGGCATTGCATCCTTCGCAACCCTCAACTCCACTGCGGCGGCTTCCGCCTTCTTGGACGCTGAGGATTTGATGGATGCGGTGACTGCGCTTAAGGCGAACAAGGCTAACCCCTTGAACGGCCAATATACTGCGCTCGTTCCGCCTCAGATCAGCCGAGACCTGTTCCGTGATACCGACTTCCTGAACACGGTCTATCGTAATGTCGAAAACAAGGTTGGTTCGCTCCCCGCAGGTACGTTGGGCTCCTTCTACGGAGTTCGTATTGCCGAGCACACTAACCCCTTCATCGAAGGAACGACTTCTGGAACCTACAACTCTGCTGGTTCGATTTACAGCACTGTGGTTCTCGGAGCTAATGCCTTCGGCGTGGTGAAGATTGCTGGTGATTCGCCCTTCAGCCCTCGCATCATCCTGAATAATCAGGCTGACAAAGCTGATCCGCTGAATCAGACAACCGTTGCCGGATGGAAGTCATTCTATGCCGCCAAACTGTTGAACGCTAAACGCGCCGTGGTCATCAAGGCCAAGTCTCGTTTCGCCTAAATAGATGAATAAAGGACTACTAATTATAGCTAGTCCCGAGGCAAAGGGGGGCCGCTCAGGAATGGGCGGCTCCCCCAAGCCCGAATCTGAAGGCTCCGATTATTCTTCGGAGAAAGAAGGTTTGGGAATGTCTTTGGACGTACCTGCCGAAAAGCTTCCCGAAGGCACTGCCGAGGGTGATTACGTTGCCCTCAAAGGCAAGGTTTCGAAGCTGGACGACAAAGGCGCAACCATTGAAATCTTTGAAGCCAACCTCACCCCTGAAGAGGGCGATGAGGAAAAGAGCGAGGATGACATCCGAGCTATGGCCGAAGAAGCAGACGCAGGCAATTCCTGATTGGTTATGCCCATCTATTTGTATGAAAACAAGGATGGGCAAATCGTTCAGGAGATCGTCTCCGTTGAAGATAGGGACAATCGGAAGGGACTCACCAGAGTCCCTTCCGCTCCCTACATCCACCGAGGGGTTTCAGATCCTAATTCTTCGGCGGAAGGCGCAAGAAGGTTTTATCGAGAGTATGAAGAAAAAGGGAAACTCACGAGCCGGAAATTTTCCAAAAGCCGGATCAAAAAAATTTGGAATTGGAGTTAAACAAAAATGAGTTCAATTAAAGAATTATGTAGGGATACGAAACAAGGTGGAAGCTACGGAGCCACCTACGAGAATGGGACTACCGCAATCACGGGCAATTTCGGCTCTATCACCGCCCTTGAGAATAGCGTGTTTAGTTTGCTCACGGCATCGAATTGGGATGGTGATGCTACCACATCTCTGCCCCTGCCTGCCGGAGCCACCATCTACGGCAAGTTCACCGCATTCACCCTGACGAGCGGAAAAGTAGTCGCATACAAGGCCTAAGCAATGCCTAGCATTAAAGAGCTATATAGCCGTCTAAATGACGTAAAGATTGACGCAGATAGCATCAATCTTAATACGGACGGGCTCGAATCGCTTCTTGCCACCACTCAGGCGGATATAGCCTTAATCAAAGCTGACATAGCCAACGGAGTTCTTTCTGACGTAAGGGATGGCTCAGGGAATGCCATCACATCAACAACTCAAGGCTCTACACGCAGATTGGATGTAATGCTTTCTTCTGGTGGGGCTACTGGTTCATCCGTACCGACCAACGCAAATCTAATGGGTGGAACCGATGGGACGAACTTGCGCGGGTTGAGTGTTGATTCAGCCGGAAGGATAAATACAAACATTAACGGGACAGTAGCAGTAAGCGGAAGCGTAACTGCCTCATCTCCAACTGGGACGCTGACGAATAGCTCTTCAACCATTACCACGGGCGGAACATCGCAACAGGTTGTGGCATCCAATTCATCAAGAAAGTATTTTGCAATTCAAAACATTTCCGATACTGCAATGTATTTAGGGGTTGGGTACACGCCTACATCTACGACTGGCATTCTTCTTTCCGCAAGCGGAGGTGGGTTTGTGTTTGAATCAAGTTTCATACCAACTTCCGCAATCAACATCTTATGTGCTACAACTGGTAAGGCTTTCGTGGCCTTGGAGGGTTAAATAATGGGATTCTTTGGAGAAGGTGGAGGAGGATCTAGCATTGACCTAGCATCGCCAACCCCGATAGGCTCAACCACGCCGAACACAGGTGCATTCACCACGCTTTCGTCTGCACCTCCAGCCAACACGACTGCTTTTAGCTCGACTGGTTTCTCTTTAACAGGAGCCAACGCTCAAACATTGCTTAACATTACTGGAACTTGGAACACAAGCGGAACACCGACTGCGATTAAACTAAATGTAACCGACACGGCCAGCAACGCATCGAGCTTGCTAATGGATTTGCAGGTGGGTGGTACATCAAAATTATCAATGGACAAAACTAATCTTTTGGTAATCAATAGTGATACTGGAACAATAAAGATCGGATCAACCACTGGAAGCAGGGTTGGAATACGAAATTATGGTGGCTCACTTGGATTGCAAACATCAGATGGGACACTTCAAGGATATGTTGCAACCACTGGCATCATTATTGCAGATACAAAAGCTTTTCAGTGGAACACCAGCGGGGTTGGCGGAACTGTTGATCTTTATTTATACAGAGATGCAGCGGCTATCCTCGCCCAACGCAACGGAACAAACGCTCAATCCTATCGCCTCTACAACACCTACACGGACGCAAGCAACTACGAGCGTGGTTTCTTCAGGTGGAGCAGTAGCGTCCTAGAAATTGGGGCAGAGGCGGCTGGGACGGGGACGCAGAGGCAATTAAGGCTTCCGCTAGGAACGGTTACAGCTTCAACCCCTCTTTCAGTTACTCAGACTTGGAATGGCGCGGGTGTAACATTTACTGGGATTCAAGCAAACATTACGGATACGGCCTCGGCTTCTGCGAGTTTACTAATGGATTTGCAGGTTGGTGGTACAAGTAAATTCAAAATTGATAAAAACGGAAATACAACTCTTGCATCTGGAAATCTTTTGATACGAAATAATGGAACATCAGGAAGATCACAACTTTATTCAGTTGGAGATGCAGTTGACGTTTTGGAAATTAGGGGTGCAAATTACATTGGCATAAGAAGCGACATGGCTTTTGCTTGGGCTGTCGGAGCAATAGGAACAAATACAGTTTATGATTTATTCCTATACAAAGACGCCGCCAACATCCTTGCCCAACGCAACTCCACTAACGCCCAAACCTTCCGCCTCTATCGCACCTACACAGATGCATCAAATTATGAGCGTCTTGGTTTCCTAGCTACAAACACAACTCGCTACACTATTACATCCGAAAACGCTGGAACTGGTTCGGCTAGGTCTCTGGAAGTATCATTTTATACATCAGCATCAGATCCAACATCATCAGACATAACCTCTGGATGTTTTTCTGTATGGAAAAACTCTGGAACAAGCATAATCAAATTATGGGCTAATGATGGTGGAACAATGAAATCCGTAGCACTTGTGTAATTTATGAAACAAATCACCCTAACCGAAGAACAAGCCAAAAACGCCATGCAACTCCTCGACCTAGCGGTTAAGGCTGGCGGCTTAAACGCATCCGTCCTTGCACTCCCCATCGCTCAGGCGATTGAGGAACAGCTAACTGCGAAGGAGAAGGCTGAATGACCTTCACAATTCAGATCAACGAACAGAGTCATCTGGACGGAATTACTAAAGCTAGGGAGGCGTACAATGCTTCATTAGCTGATGATTCTGCTGATCGCCTTAATACTGATGAAGAATATGTTCAGTTTGTAATGGCCTCGGCGGCAGAGAGCTATTCCAAACAATATCCATGAGCAAAGACAGTCAGGCAACCCAAGCCCTCCAATACCTCCTTGACGAAGGCTTTATTTCGTTTGGCTTTCGGGACGGAGAGCCTGCCGTATTTCTGACTACAACTCTTGAAGAAGCGCAGAAGGCAATCAAAGCCAAGGCCATGAATGATCCTTCTGATTGGTGGAGGGAGCCCGTTTGGGGGAAGGAACCCTCTTGGGGGAAGAAATGACTATCTTCCAGAGATTTCTTTTCTGGCTCTGGGCCAAGCTTTTCCTCGGTAGGCTTAACTCTCAGATCCTTGAGAGAGCCATCAAACTTGCTAAAGATCATAACCTAGATGCCGGAGAGTTGGGTTATGATCCCCGCACAAAGCATTTAATCAGCTATGCCAAGGTCAGGAAGGATCTTGGAGAGCCGGAAACCCTTACTGGGGCCATCGTTCACATTGCGGTTGCGGTATCTTACCTAGAAGGCAATGGCAGGAAGGATGATTAGCGTCATGGGGATTGATATGGTTGACGCGATTGTTGAAGTGAAGGAGAGGCTTGCTCGGCTTGAGGAAGTTCAGCGTTCCATGCAGGAGAGGCAGAAACATATTTGCGACATCGTGGAGAAGCAGGCATCCAACCTTGGCGAATGGGTGGAGCGCATATCCATGAGGGTCAGTGCGATAGAGAATATCTGGGCAAAGATTCTGGGCGGGGCAACTGTCATAGGAATTATTTTTTCATTTCTCTTTGACTGGATCAAATCCCGTCTTACAGGTCACTAGGAGAAAATTATATGGCAGAAATTACAACAACGCAGAGCTTCTCGGATGGCGATACAGTAACGGCAACCAAGCTCAATAACATTCAGGCCAACGCCTCGGTTCAGCCCGAAGCCATTACCAATAGATCGGCGGAAACCACCGTGGATCAGGCGAGCGATTATCTGCTGATATATGATGCTTCTGCCACATCGCTAAAAAAAGTTACCCCTTCTGACGTAATTAAGGCTGGGACATCCTCCAATTTCCCAGTCACAGGAAACGCAACTATTGGCGGAACCCTAGGAGTAACAGGGCTAATCACGGCAACTGGTGGGGTTAGCGGAGCTATAACTGGTAACGTCACGGGCAATGTAACAGGGAATGTAACGGGTAATGTAACTGGTAATGTAAGCGGATCATCCGGCTCATGCACTGGTAATGCCGCAACTGCAACTGCTCTTGCCACAGGAAGGACAGTAGCGATGACGGGGGATGTTTCATATACTTCAGCTTCTTTTGATGGAAGTGCAAATGTTTCAGGAACATCCACCCTAGCTACGACTGGTGTTTCTGCTGGGACTTACGGGGGATCAACTGCAATCCCATCAATCACGGTGGACGCAAAGGGAAGAATCACAAGTGCGACAACTAATAGCGCAGTGCCTTCAGATGGATCAGTTACTAGCGCAAAGATGGCTGATCTCTCTCCGAGTCCAGCCGGAAGCGTTGGATCTTCTTCCTTAATTCCAATCCTTACTATCAATGCAAAGGGTCAAGTTACAAGCACTGGTACGGCTGCGATTACGAGTGGATTAACTGGTTTTAGAAATCGTATCATCAATGGTGATATGCGGATCGACCAAAGGAATGCTGGGGCGAGTGTTACGCCAACAAATACCCAGTATCTTGTTGATCGTTTTGCTGCGACCTTAACTCAAGCAAGTAAATATACTGCACAGCAAAATGCTGGTTCTATAACTCCACCAACAGGATTTTCCAATTATCTTGGCATAACCTCATTGTCCTCTTACAGCGTTCTAACTGGAGATACATTTGGGCTTTATCAATATATAGAAGGCTTTAATGCTTCCGATCTTGCTTGGGGCACTGGGTCTGCATCAGCAATTACATTGTCTTTTTGGGTCCGAAGTTCATTGACTGGAACTTTTGGTGGGGTTTTTGGAAACAATGCACAAAATAGAAGCTACCCATTCAGCTATACAATCTCATCCGCAAATACTTGGACTAAAATAACAATTACGATTTCTGGAGATACAAGTGGAACTTGGCCAACCGATAATTCAGTTGGTATTGCGGTTAGATTTGGACTTGGTTCTGGTGCTACATATAGCGGAACTTCTGGTGCTTGGGCTGCTGGAAACTTTATTCAGCCAACATCAACAGTTTCAGTAGTTGGCACAAACGGAGCAACCTTCTACATCACTGGAGTCCAACTCGAAGCAGGCTCAACCGCAACCGACTTTGAGCGCAGGCCGATTGGGACGGAGTTGGCGTTGTGTCAGAGGTATTTCTCAAAATCTTACGATCTTAATATAGCTGTTGGAGCATCTGGAGATCCAGTTGGTGGTCTTGAGTATTTTCTAGCTGCATTCAGCGCACAAACAGGAAATCTTGGAAGAAATTTTACATTTCCAGTTCCAATGAGGGCAACACCAACTGTTACAACTTATGATAGGTCTAGCCCACCAAATTCTGGCAAAGTCACAACAAATGCTGGTGGCAATAGAACTTCAAATCAAATTGCAGTTGGACAAAGATCAACAACAGTTTATGTGGGTGGAAGTGGCGAATCAGAATTAACATTTCATTGGGTGGCTACTGCGGAACTTTAATTTATGTACAAGAAAACTGCGAAAACAATTATAGGATATGATACTTGCATAATTCGGGTTTCTGATGGTGCATGGATCCCATTCGACCCAGCCAACACCGATTACCAAGCCTACCTGAAGTGGCTGGACGAGGGGAATACTCCGCTTCCTGCTGACGAGCCTAATTCTTAAATGAACTTATCCGACATGGCTTCCTTTGTTACGGGAAAGATCGGGAAAACCGACACCGACTCCGTATCTCAATGTAAGACATTTCTTGCTCGCAGGTATGAGCTAATCTGGTCTAGCCAACTTTGGCGGGACACGCTTGGAACATCCACGCAAACCGTGACTGCCGGAACTCAAGACGTTACGATCTCAAATACATCAATAGATCAGATCGTGGCTGTTCGTTGGTCAGACACAACCCTCGGCCCAGTTCAATACGAGGCCGTATATGCGATTGATCCAACTCTCTTTGACAACACGGGAACCCCCCTTGGCTTCGTGACATTGCCTAAGACCGCATCGAATGTGTGTCAGATCCGGCTCGTTCAAACCCCATCAGAAACCAAAACTCTTTCAGTATTGGGAAAGATCAAACTTCGCATTATTGACGGATCTTCCCAGTTCCAGACTCGCAATCTTACAAACGACACCGATAGCCCAGCCCTAAACGGGATTGATAACGCCCTACTTGCGTTTGCGGAGGGGGATATGCTTACCCGTGACCGCCAATACTCGAAAGCGCAGATGATGTATGCAGACGGGGTTGCCCAGATTAAGGTTGCGACAAACATTGAAAGGGGTCAGTCGGCTTACAATTTAACTGTTACTGCGGTGGATTCAGGCGAGTGGTCTAGGTCGGATTGGGATTATCCCGTCTATTCCGGCTCCAAGTCAGCGTTCTTAAGCTACCTATAAACCAATGCCCATTGTCTCGAATAGCGGATTGGACGATCCGATCCTATTTGACGCAACCACCTCGTTCACGGGCGGGGTCAATAACATTGCCGCCTCAAAGCTTTTGGAGGCTAATCAGGGAACCGAGTTTATCAATGTAGATATAGACAGGGT